TTCATCGGCTTGATCTTGTCGGACTTCTATCTGCCATTCATCGTGAACATTAGCAACAAAGTGAGCATCTAAATGTTTGATCTTATCATCTAGTATAACCAATGCTTGCTTCATTACAATAGCCCCTGCTCCTTGAAGCAGTGTATTGAGTGCGCTGTGTTCGCTACGTATCTTTAGCTTCCTGCCATCAAGTCCTTTTAGGTAGTCTCCTTTTGCTGCTGCTCCTGCAATTTTATGTCTAAGAGTTGCAAATGATGGGAGATTATCAAAGAACGATCTTCTAAGGCTTTCGCCAGTTCGCCTACCTCCTCCCGCCACGCTGCCAAGTTTATCATCTCCTGCTCCGTATAGTAGTGCATAGATGAAAGTCTTAGCCTGATTTCTTGATTCAAGTCCTGCAAGTTTTTGATTAGTGGTGTGTATGTCTCCGTTAAGGATTTCATTAGTATAGTCCTCGTCGTCCATGTAGTGAGCAAGCATACGAAGCTCAAGACCGCTCGCGTCAATGCCTACCAGTTTGTAACCTTTAGGTACTGTCCAACAGGAGCGACACTCTTCTCCGTATTCAGACCCAAGGTTAGGTACTTGGGCCATGTTAGGGTCACGATGAGTCATACGCCCTGTAATAGTACCGTTGGGTATAACATATCCATGTACACGGCTGTCGTCTTCTACCTTATCAAGCCATGATTTAATCTGGCCTTCTCTCTTTTGTAGTAGAAAGAACTCTTTGATTAGCTCTGCTTGTGGAATGCCTTTGATTTTTCCTAGCGTCTTCTCGTTAACAACAGGTCTGCCGTTGATTGTATACTCATCAGGAACCCATCCAAAGTCTTGTAGGTATTCTCCAATCTGTTTACGTGAGCCTAGATTTAGATCAATAGATGTGGTGCGTGTTATGTGTAGAGGGACAGCATGATTCTTTTCTAAGAACAAACTGTGTTCCTCTTCCGTCAATCTGACACCGGGTATCTCATCAGCCTTATCTTTATCTATAGTCCCTCTTAAAAGATAAGCTTCCTCTTGATCTGCAAGCTTAGATATCGCACCTGTTTTTGTATAACGCGGGTAAAGTTTCTGCCTGAATATCTTAGGTAGGAATACAGTCTTGGTTTCTTTTTCTAGCTCAGTCATACGCTCTCTGATCTGAGCCAACAACATCTCTGCTTTAGGCCCATCAAAAAAGAATCCGTGTGCTTCTTGGTCTTTAATTATCCTAGCTATACTATGCTCAAGCTCTACTGAGTGAGGAGAAAAGCCCCTGCTTAGTTGTCTTAAAGCAAAGTAGACTTGAGTATTTAGTTCTACATCACGTATACAATACTCTAACATATCAGGAGAATAAGACTCAAACTCCTTGAAGTCCATCTTATTAAAACCAAGGTCGTGACCCCACTGATTAAGGCTGTGACCTCCTTCTCTTACTGGGTCAAAGAGTCTAGATAACACTAGCGTATCTATAATCTTTTTATCTTTAGAAAAGTCAGGCTTATTCATGAGGCGCTGTACCACGGGGATATCAAACCCTATGATGTTATGTCCTACAAGAGAGTCGGCTGACTCAAGGAGATCATAGCCTTCATCAAGCTGAGTAGGCCCATAGCTGTATACTGTTTTAGATTCTACATCTTGAGCAACGATACACCATATCTTAGTTGCATCAAGCCCATCCGTCTCTATATCAAATACCAGTCTGCTCATTATTCAAATCCTAATACAACTTCTTCCTCGTTGCTGTTGGTTACATCATCTGTTTCAATCTCTGCAAGCCTACCCGTATCGTTGTCGTAAAGCAAGTGGGTAGCTACACCTACGTCACCAGTGTAACGAGACTTCAGTATGCGTACCCTAGTTGTAGAAGCTTCAACAGGGTCAGAAGATTGTTGGTTACGCTCAAGGCTGATAACACAATCGGACAGCTGAGCAATGCTCTGAGAACCTCTGAGGTGGCTCAATCCTGTCTCTATCCCGTTCTCATGTCCTTTGTTACCATCTACCCTACGAAGGTGTGACACTAGGATTACTCCCGCTCCTGTCTCTTCTACGAGAGTCCTAAGCCTGTGCATAATGGCATCTATGCCCCTTCTTTCATCACCATCTGTAGTTGTAGACACTAGCATATGTAAGTGATCAATCACTACCCACTTACAGTCACAACCTATGATCATAAATCTAAGCTTACTAAAGATAGATTCAATATCATTCGCACCAAAATGTGCATGTATCCATACCCTGTTTCTGTTCTCACCATCGTAAAGTATATCAAAGAACTTATCTATTTCTTCCTCTGTATACTGATCTCTGATGCGATCAATATGTAGTTTAGCATTCGCCTCTATGGATAATATTCCATCAACTGCTCTTTCATATGTCTCTTCTAGGGCTATGATACCTACATTATCTTTTGTAGTTTTAACTAACCAGTGTTCCAGTTCTCTTGTGATACTGGACTTACCTAAGCCTGTGCCTCCAGTGAGAGTTACTAGTTCTCCCTGTCGCATTCCTTCTAGCTTTGTGTTTAGCCCTTGCCAAGGGTAGGGGATGGATGGTTTCTTTTCTCTGTTCTTATACTTGTCACGGTTCTCTGACACATTCAAGACACCAGAAGGTGTGTAAGTCTTTGCATCCCAGAAGCATTGAACAAACAGAGAGTGCTTGTTATCTTTTAATAAATCGTTAGCGTCCTTGTAGCCTTCTGGAAGCGTAATGATTTTAGCTTTACTAGGACGGAGTAGTCTAGCTACCCTACGTGCAGCCTCCTTCCCTGCCTTGTCCATGTCAAAAGCAATGACAACATTCTCAAAACTTTCTAAGTATTCTAAATTATCTTTGATATCTCTTTCTGCTGTGGCCGCTGACTTAATACTTACGACAGGCCACTTAGATCCTAAGAGTTCGTATGCAGCCATAGCGTCACACTCTCCCTCAGTAATTGTTATATACTTTCCTCCTTCTTTAAAAAGATTCATGCCAAATAGACCTGCTTGATTATTCAAGCCTTGCCAAGAAAATCCTTTAGAGGATACAAATCTAGTCTTACGTGCGACAACATCACTTTCTCCGTAGTAAGGATAGATGTGTTTAAATATCTCTCCATCTTTATCAAAGGTTACTTTTACACCATACTTCTTGGCTGTCTCCATTGAGATTGATCTGTCTTTCAGAGCTGCGTACTGTCCCTCTTCTGCAAAAGAAACAGGTTCTTGGTTGTGGTTTGTATTAATAACTTCCATCATTTGACTTCCTTTATAAGGATTGTTTGCTCCGTTTAACCAACCTGCGTGTGAAAAACAATAAGCACTCCCATCATGATTGATAGAGAGTGCATTACTGCTACCACATTCAGGACAAGGTTGATGTGTCTTAGCGAACGCCATCTTTTTAGTCCTCTTCTGTTGCGTTTACCTCTTCTTCTTCTTCGTTAATCAAAGCCTCGTCATCAAGGTTATCCATGATAGCGCGTTGATATGCTGAAGACGCTGCTTGCAATACATCAATGCGTTTATTAAGACTTTGAACTTCAGTTTGAATTTCTGCCAAGTAGTTGAACGCAGTCTTTGCAGTATCGTTCAGCTTTTCTACATCATACAAACCGTCATCTGTTTTAAAAGTAAATTGAGCCATATTAAAATGCTACCTCCTCTTCTGTGAATGGCATGGCTGCTGCTCCTACCTCTACTAGATCTAGTACTTGAACAGCATTTAAGATAGGCCGCTTATACTTTCCTTTGTAGTAAACCATAGGCGACCACTGAACCGCTACCTTTGAACCGTTCCCAATCATATCCGAGAACGGATTCTTATCGGTATCAACAACAATAGGTGGGGTGTTTTCTGTCCCATTATAGTTTGTTTGATACTTATAAAAGGTGATGACATTATCTTCGGTGTACTTGTTTCGTCCCGCAGCGCGTAGCCCTACGTTAAAACCAGCACGTTGAAACTTGTCAAACACCTCATCACTTACAGCAAGATTTAATTCCCAACCATACTTGCCTGACCCCGGCTGTTGTTTCTCAGCATAGTCAGCAACAGGCTTTCCTACGTGAGCGTAGTAAGAAACCCCTTCTATGATCTGTGGAATACCATCAATCATCTTCATCATTGTCTCCTTTGTTTAAAATGAATTGCTCGTACAGCTCGTAGGCATCTTCTGAGATACCTTCCCCAAAGCTTACCACGTATGTACCATCATGGTCAATAGTGTGCAGCTTAGTGAGTATTTTATCTTTGTAAAGAAGTCCTTCATGCTTAAGCTTAAAGGCAAAGAAATCTTTACTAGATATTCTTAGTGTTCTTTCCATGCTATTCATCCCACTAAAGTGTCTAAGAAATCAGGGAACAGTTCAATGATATCACTTTCGTTGGCAGATAAGTTACCATCAACATGCATGCTCCAGTCTTTAACAAACTCAAGGAACTGGTCTTTTACTTTGGTGTCCGGCAATGCCGTACCTAGTATCATGACAAACATCCTAGACCAAGCATCGTCAAAAGCAATATGAAAATCTGACATACCTTCTATCCAGCCTTCTTCATTAGCATTCAT